CTGATCCGGGTGCTGATTCTTCAGGCGCCAGTACTGCTGCATCATCGGAGTGTGGGAGGACAGGTCGGAGACGGCTTTATTCATCGGATTGTCAGGCAACTCGTTAAAAGATGTAGGGCAAAAGCGGGGGCATCAGCCGGGCTTTTCCGCGATGGGCGCAAGGTTACCATGTGCAGTCTGTCGGACGCAGGCATCGCAGCCGGGTGACGGCTTTCTTCATCGAAAAGTGTATTTATGCACGTTTTATGCAAATCAGCATTTGTCTTCGCGAATAACTTCAAGCACTATGCGCGTTATGCAAAAACGCAACGTAGCCTCCGTCTTAAGAGCACTGCTCGACCAGCACGGGATCTCCCCCACGGAGCTCCACCGTCGCACCGGCGTGCCCCAATCCACTCTCTCGCGGATTCTCAGCGGGAAGATCGTCGATCCCTCGGATAAACATATCTCGAAGATCGCCGAGTACTTCGCCGTGAGCACCGATCAATTGCGCGGGCGCGCGGATGTCACGTCGTCGGCCGGTGCCGTGCGTGATGACGTGCACGCGGAACTCAAGGACATAATGCTGTGGGACGACGATACGCCTGTCGATGATGACGAAGTATCGGTGCCGTTCCTTCGCGAGGTTGAATTGGCTGCTGGATCAGGAAGATTCGTCATCGAAGAGAGCGAGCGCTCTAGCCTGCGCTTCGGCAAACGCAGCCTGCGCCATAATGGTGTGCAGTTCGACCAGGCCAAATGCGTGACTGTGCGCGGCAACAGCATGTTGCCGGTGTTGCGTGATGGCGCAACTGTTGGCGTCAACGCGGGCAAGTGCGGCATTGGCGACATCATCGATGGCGACCTGTACGCGATCAATCACAACGGCCAGTTACGCGTAAAGCAGCTTTACCGCTTGCCTACCGGCATTCGTCTGCGCAGCTTCAATCGCGATGAACATCCGGACGAGGACTACAGCTTCCAGGAAATCCAGGAAGAGCAGATCGTCATCCTCGGTCACGTCTTCTGGTGGGGCATGTACGCCCGCTAACCCGACCCTCTTCAGACAAACCCGCCCAGTGGCGGGTTTTTTTTCGCCTTGATTAAACCGTCAAACCCTTGAGCTGCGGGGCTTTCATGCATCTGCGCATTTCTCGCGCATAAATAAATGCATTTACGCATTGACTGTATATGCATACATGCATATTCTTGTCACCAAGCCGCTCGACAAAGCGGCTGGCAAGAAAGCTCTTTAGTTCCACAAGAACAGGCAGCGATGAACCGGCCTCAACGGTTCAGAGGGTTGGCAACTGGCCCGGGTGTGCAGCGTAAAGCACCAGAAGCAGTTATCCGGCGGGCAGGGACCGCGGTCGGAAAAACAATTTGAATGGACTCGTACCGCGCCAGTAGCGCCGAACAGTCAGCTTCCTTCTTGAACACAGGATTTGAAGGAAGGCGAAGGAGCGCATTACTGAAAAGCCCGGTATGCGAATGCCGGGCTTTTTGGAATGCCTGCCGAATGTTTTCACGACACGCATCTGAAATGACCACCCATGGAGGAATATCCAATGAATCTCTACGCACTGGTTGAATACAACAAAGTTGTCCAATTGAAGGAAAGCGAAGTCCGTCCTGATGCACCTGCTTCGCCAACGTCCGTATGGGTCGATGTAACCGGTAGTACAGGCATGCGCGTGGGTTGGGGGGCGACGTTCAATGGCATCTGGTTATTCACACCGCCAACAGATGAAGACTTGCGTAACGAAGCCGAGCAACAGAAATGGCAACTGCTGAATTTCGCCGCTAACTGGCTTCTGCTCAACTCGCTTCAGTTCAAAGTCGACGTCGGCATCGCCACGGCGCAAGACCAGGCTCGCCTGCTAGCCCACAAACAGTACTCCATTGCTGTCAGCGACATCGATAAGCAGCCGGGTTATCCGGCCAATATCGTCTGGCCGGTAGCGCCTTACTGACATGCATAAGCCCGGCAAGTTGCCTGGCTTTACGCACTGACTGGTGGACGTTCAACAAGCGTGCAGAACGACCGCTTCGAGCACTCGAAACAATCGGAGGCAAGGACAATGAATCGTTACGTGTTGGTCGGGACTGTTTACAAAACCGGTTATCAAGTAGCCCTGCAAATTCTGGAAACGGAAGACGCCATGCCCACCACACTCCCGGACGGAGTGTCGGATGCGTGGTGGTATGACATCACCGGGTATACAACTGCTCATGTCGGGTGGAAGGTTTTCGACCTGGATGCGGAAGGATTGCTTTTTGTCGAACCGACTGAGCAAGAGCATCGCAAAATGACCACCGCGCGCATGCAGGAACGGTTCGATACCGCCGCGCAATGGATAGTGTTCAACCCTTTGCAATTCAAGGTTGATCTGGGTGTTGCGACGCCAGCAGAAGTAATGACGTTAGCGCTTTACAAGCAGTACTGGATTGACGTCAGCGAAGTCCGTAATCAGTCAGGGTATCCATCCACGATCAACTGGCCAGTCGCTCCCTTCTAATTGAAGGCATGAGAGTGCATTACTGAAAAGCCCGGCCTGCGCGCCGAGCTTTTTGGAATGCCTACCTCAAGAGAAAACGATTGAATCCAACACACATCACTCATCCATCATCTACGGAGGCATGACATGACAAACGAGCAACAAGCATTGGCCGACATGCCGATCTGGCTGGTCATCCTCCTTGCCGTCGTCGGCGGGGTGTCCGGCGAAATGTGGCGCGCCGACAAGGAGGGCGCACGTGGCTGGCCGCTGCTGCGCCGTCTGGCCCTGCGCTCCGGCGCCTGCATGATCTGCGGCGTGTCGGCGATCATGCTGCTGTATGCCGCTGGCATGTCGATCTGGGCCGCTGGCGCCTTCGGCTGCCTCACCGCCATGGCCGGTGCCGACGTGGCGATCGGTCTGTACGAACGCTGGGCCGCCAAGCGCATCGGCGTCTGCGAACTTCCCCCCCGCGACCAGCCTTAACCTTGAATGTTATTCGTGCCGCCCTTTGGGCGGCAGGGCTGCGCGTGGACGATTGAAAAGGAGGTCATGTATGCCCACACCGATCCAGCTGCCGTCGCAACTGTTCACCGCCATCGCGACGACGCTGCGCAACACTGCCGGTCTCAACCTCAATGTCGGCAATCACGATGATTTCACTGCTCCGGCCGATCAGGCCTGGGTGTTGATTGACTTTGATCGCAATGCGAGCGGAGTGCGCGCCGCTGATGGGCGCATAGCTCATGTCATGACGGTGTCCCTGCAAGTCATCCCGGCGCTTTCAGCGACCGCGTTTGCCGCGTGCGATCTGATCGCCGTACTGAAAAACCTGATCACCGACAACCGTTGGAGCCTGCCCGGCGACCAATGCGATCTGCCGATCAACATTGATGGCTTACCGTCATTGCTCATCCGCGCCGACCAGGCATACAAGACCTGGACACTGACGTTCGACCAGACCCTTTACCTCGGCCCGACCTTGCTCGACGATCCGTTGGGCATCCCGAAATTTGCCCGCACCTGGGAAGTCAGCAACATCGACGACCCCGACCAATACACCGCGCTGGAGGCCTGACCGATGTTCGACGCATTACTGCGTATGCAACTGGGGCCGATCATCGAACGCCTGGCCGAAATGGAAGCGGAAATCGACGACCTGCACCGCCGCGCCGAAAGCTTCTGCCGCATTGGCATTTGCCAGACAGTCGACGCCGCGAGCAACACCTGTCAGGTCAGTCACGGTGGTTTGCTGACGCCGGCCATCAAGTTTTTCAACCCCAGCGCCGGTGCACAAAGCGAGTCGCGGATTCCAACGGTGGGTGAGCAATGTCTGCTGTTCAACTACGGCAGCGGCGAAAGCGGCGCGCAATCCGTGGCGCTGTTCGGTCTGAACAGTGATCGTTTTCCACCAGCCTCTACGATCCCGACGCTGACCCGTCGCGTGTATCAGGACGGCAGCGAAAGCGGTTACGACGATGCCAGCCACACCCTGCACTGGCAAAACGGCCCGGCAGCCTTCAGTGGTTCTCGCGAATCGCTGGAGCTGAACATCGGCCCGGCCCGGTTAGCGATGACACCACAAATCATCACCCTGCAACTCGGTGCCGTCGGCCTGACTATCGACGCCTCGGGCGTGCACTTCAGCGGCCCGTTGGTCGATCACCAGGGCCGCGTCATCAGCCCCTGATTCAAGAGCCTCCCATGATCGGAATCGATAGAGACAGCGGGGCCACGGTCGACGACTGGCTGCAGTTTGTGCAGCGCGCGACCCGGGCCCTGACCACGCCGCTGGGCACCCGGCAAAAACGGCCTTTGTACGGATCGCTGATCCCCACGCTGCTGGGACAGAACCTCGGTGACGACGTTCTGCTTCTCGCCCAGAGCCACGCCGCGCAGGCGTTCTACAACAAGCAAAACGGCATTGACGATTTTCAGCCGCAAGTGATCGTCGCCAGCCGTCAGGGCGCCGGTCTGCTGCTGCGCTTCGCCGGCACCTGGAAAAACCGTCAACAAACCTTCGAGGTCGTGACATGAGCATGTTGATCCCCGGCCAGAACCAATTGGCCGAACCCGCGCTGATCACCGTTGAAGCCTTCGAAGAGCTGCTCGCCGAATTCAAGACCTTTGTCATCGAATACGTCGGCGCGCGCTCGCCGGACAGTGCCGCAAAACTCAAGACCAGCCTGGACAACGAAAGCGAGCTGCTGACGCTGGCGCTTGAGGCTTTCTGCGTCCGGCTGCAAACCCACGAGCGCAAATACAACGCTCGCATCAAACAGATGCTGGCGTGGTGGGCGACGGGCAGCAACCTCGATGCGCGGCTGGCTGACATGGGCCTGGAGCGGCAGTTGCTCGATCCCGGCGATCCGGCGGCATTCCCGCCGGTTCCGGCGATTTATGAAAGCGACGACGACGCTCGCTTGCGTTATTACCTGGCGCCACACGCCCCGGCAGCGGGCTCGCGGATGCAGTATCGCCGCGAAGTTTTCACCCTCGGCGAGCGTCCCACGGTGCAAGTCGAATCCACCGAGGCAGGTGTGGTGAATGTCACCTACACCTTCAACCCGGACGGTCTCGCCGCGCAGGTCAAGGATGGCAATGCTCGGCGTACCGCGCCGGGCGAAGTGCAGGTCACTGTGCTGTCCCGCGACGGCGATGGCACGCCTTCCCAGGCATTGCTTGAAGGCGTTCGTCAGCACTTCGCACGGCCTGATGTACGACCGGAAACCGACCTGGTTACCGTCAAGGCTGCCGACATTCAGCGCTACAAGATTCGCGTTGTCGCGAAGATCAATTCCGGCCCCGATTCGGGCCTGACCAAAGTCGCCGCGCAACAACAATTGCAGGCCTACGCCGACAGTTGCCATCGCCTCGAAGGCCGGGTCGATCCGAGCTGGATCGACTACACACTGCACAGTGCCGGCGCCGTGCAACTGCAGATTCTTGAACCGCTGGCGCCGATCGTGACCACGGCGTTTCAAGCGCCGTACTGCACGGCAGTCGAAGTCGAGGTGCTGACGCTATGAGTGAACCAACTCAGCGCCGAACGCTGCTGCCGGCCAACAGTTCGGCACTGGAACGAGGCCTGGATCTGGGCTTTGGCACCTTGCTTGATCGCATCGCGCCGCCGTTTCCGGAACTGATGAACCCCGCAGAAACCCCGGTCGCCTTTCTGCCGTATCTGGCAGCGGATCGTGGTGTTGCTGAATGGAGCACCACCGCACCGGAGGCGGAAAAACGCCTGACCGTCGAATTGGCCTGGCCCACCGCGCGCCAGGCCGGCACTCGCAAGGCGTTGGAAAACGCCGCCAAGGGTTTGCAGTTAAGACCCGAGGTCCGCGCCTGGTACGAGCAGACGCCGCCCGGTGCGCCTTACAGCTTTTCCGTACGAGCCTTCAGCGACCAACCCTACAGCGAAGAAATCGACGCCCGTCTCGACCGACGTCTGGCTGATGCCAAGAGCGAGCGCGATGTGCTGACGGTCTCGGTCGGCTTGAGCGCTTTCGGCAATCACGTCATCGGCGCCGCGACGTTCTGCGGCGAACTGACCACGATTTATCCAGTGTTCATCGAAGGGCTCGAAACCTCGGGAGAGGCATTCATGGCTGCCGGCATGTACACCGTCGAAACATCCACTATTTATCCTCAGGGGGCCTGAATGGCTGACTATTACACCCTGCTCACCAACGCAGGGATTGCCTACGAAACGGCGTGCAAGGCCGCGGGCACGCCGATCAAGCTGACGCAGATTTCTGTCGGTGATGGCGGCGGCTCGGTCTACAACCCGGCCGCGACCGCCACCGCGCTGAAACGCGAAGTCTGGCGCGGGCCGCTCAATGCGCTGTTCCAGGACGAGAAGAATCCGAGCTGGCTGCTCGCCGAAGTGACCATTCCGCCGGATGTTGGCGGTTGGTATGTGCGTGAAGCGGGGCTTTGGACTGATACCGGGATTCTTTACGCCATCGTCAAATATCCGGAGTCGTTCAAACCGGTGCTGGCGACGTCGGGCTCGGGTAAAGAGTTCTACATTCGCTCGATTTTCGAGACGAGTAATGCGTCGCTGGTGACGTTGTTGATTGATGACACGGTGGTGAAAGCCACACGTGCCTGGGTCATGAGTTATCTGGCCGAGGAACTCGGCAAGCTGGATGGTAAGCAGTCGGTGCGTGTTGCGGCATCCAGCAACATCGTGTTGAACGGTGCGCAGCAAATTGACGGTGTCGCAGTGATTGCTGGCGACCGCGTGCTTGTTGCGAATCAGACACTGGCCAAGGACAACGGTTTGTGGATCGTTGCCAACGGCGACTGGGTGCGGGCGAGTGATGCCAATAGCAATGCCAAGGTTACGCCGGGCCTGACGGTCATGGTGGAAGAGGGCACGGCGAACGGTGATTCGCTGTGGCACCTGACCACCAATGCGCCGATCACTCTCGGCACGACCGCGCTGACGTTCAAGATGCTCGCCGGTCGCACCGGGATTGCGGCTGGGACTTACAAGAGTCTGACCGTTGATGAATATGGTCGGGCGACAGCCGGGGCAAACCCCGAGACGCTGGCTGGATTTGGCATCAAGGACTCGTATACCAAGGCTGAAGTCGAAGCGCTGATTGCCAAGGCGTCGGCGCTGCCGGTGGGATCGATCGTCGCGTTTCCGGTTGATGCACCACCGCCGGGGTTTCTGGAGCTGGATAACAGCGTCAAGAGCAGCGCGACGTACCCGGACCTGAGCGCTTATCTGGGCGGCAAGTTCAACAAGGGTGATGAAGGTACCGGGAATTTCCGTTTGCCTGAAACGCGTGGGGAGTTTTTGCGCGGTTGGGATCATGGACGAGGGGTGGATGCTGGCCGTGGTCTCGGCAGCTGGCAGGCCGACGACAACAAGGCACATGCTCATACTGTCACCCGCATGCAGGCATTCGCCAATGCCACCGGCAGTAATCCGAGTGCCGTAGTGGTAGACAACGGCAATACGGCCGTAATCACCAATTTCGCGGCTGGCTTCAACAGTTCTGGTGGCGCGGAGGCACGACCTCGCAACATCGCCGTCATGTGGTGCATCAAAGCCTGGAACGCCCCGGTCAATCAGGGAACCATCGATGTAGCGGCCTTGGCGAAGGAAGTCGAACGACTCAAGTCCGCCGTTCCGGTTGGTGCCGTTCTGGCATTCCCGACAGGCATCGTCGCTCCCGGTTATCTGGAACTGGATGGCAGTGTGCAGAGCATTGCGACTTATCCGGATCTGGCCGCCTATCTCGGTACCACGTACAACAAAGGCAATGAGGGCGCAGGTAACTTCCGATTGCCGGAATCACGCGGTGAGTTCCTGCGCGGCTGGGATCATGGGCGCGGTGTGGATGCTGGAAGGGGAGTTGGTACAACTCAAGCCGAAGCATTTGCTGCACACAACCATCGCTATTTCGATGGCACTGCCGCGACCTTCGATCCTGCAGGTAATTGGCAGGACGGGAAGATCAATGGTGCGGCAGCGAGTATATCAACGGGTGCATTTCTTTCCCCGATAGAAAACGGTAGCACCATGCAGATGGTGAATGCCGCGAACACCGTCAACGCTGGCGGTGCTGAAACCCGCCCTCGTAACCTCGCTGTCATGTGGTGCATCAAAGCCTGGAACGCACCGGTCAATCAGGGGGGCATCGACATCGCTGTGCTCTCTGAACAACTGCAACAGCTTTCGTTGAATGGGCCCATTGCTGGGGACATTCGAAACGCTCGGGTCTCGATTCCGGTCGCTGCTTCGACCGCGACGTTTACAGCTTCCGAGATGGTGCTGGGAGATGTGAACGGGAAAAGGGTCGTAATCTCCAACTTCAACCAGAGCATCAACCTGTCGGCTTCGGTCAAGGGCCTGGGGACGATGGATGTGGGCGCGGCACCGGTCAATGGGTTTGTCGCGATGTACGCGCTTTACAATCCTGCCTCCAGATCCACCGGCATTATCGCCGTCAACACCACTGCAGCAATCGCTCCGAAGCTGTTGGCGGGCGTCGCTCCTGATGGATATACGTTTTCCGCGCTCCTCAGCATTTTGCCGACGAATGCCAGTGCTCAATTTGCTGTCGCTGAACAAGTTGAACGTCAGGTGTTCTATGGCACGCAAGTGTTGTCGACAACTGTCCCGGTTCTGACGCTTACAGGGTTATCGATCTCTGCAGCTGTGCCATTGAATGCCAAGTCGGTTTCCGGAAACTTTCAAGGCACGGTGTCGGCCAATGGATACAGCATGGCGCTTGCCGGGTCAGCTGCCGCCATAGGTCTTCAGACCTTTATCGTGAATTTTTCAGGGGCAGGCGGTGGTTCGTTTCTGGATGTTCCCTTGTTGTCGCCGCAAACGCTGTTTTATCGCCTGAGCAGCGCTGGAACCTTTAGTGCTTTTTCGATCACGACTAATAGTTACAGATTTTGAAGGGTGAACCGAGTGGAAGATAAATCACGCATAAACGTCATGTTCTCGGATGAGGCGCAAACGAAGATCGTTGCGGTGTTCTCCTGCCCTCAAGAGGAAGGAAATTACGCCAATCTGGGTGTGGTCGAACCGCAGGATCAACGCTATCTGACTTACACGTCGGAGTCTTCGGCTGATCCGCAACTGAGTCCTTCGCAGATCATTGCAGCCGAGAGATATCGTCGAGAAGGTATCGGTATCGTTGTGGGATCAATGGCTATCGAAACATCTCGCGACAGCCAGGCGCTGATCGCCAGCACAGGTCTGTCTGCCATTCTCGACCCCGAGTATCGCTGCAACTTCAAAACCCTCAATGGTTTTGTCGAGATCGGCGCCGAGCAGATTCTCGCCATTGCCAAGGCTGTGCGCAGCCATGTCCAGGCCTGCTTTGATCGCGAACTGGATTTGCTCCGGGCCCTCGAGGCGCGAACTTATAAAGATGAAATGCTCGCTGAAGGTTGGCCGCTCTCGCCACCGATCACAGCGCATCAGTAAACGCCCCATTCTCTGGGGCGTTTTCATATCTGGCCACTCACGAGGGTGGTTTTAGAGTCGTCGTTAATCAAATAAGGAAGAACCTATGTTTTACGCACCCTCCACGGGCGGTTTTTACGATCCCGCCTTTCATACCGAAATTCCAAGCGATGCAGTTGAAATCTCTCAGGAGTACTGGCTCGAGTTATTGAACGGGCTGTCTACCGGCAAGATGATTGTCATGAATGAAAATAACTATCCGGTCCTCGTTGATCGGCCGGGGCCAACGCCTGCGGAACTTGAGAGCATTGAACGCTACTGGCGCAAACAGCAGATCGCGCTCACTGATCCCGTGGTCAACCGTCACCGTGACGAGGTGGACCGTTGGCCAACCCAGCTGACCCCGGCGCAATACATCGAGTTGCAAACGTACCGCCATGTGCTTCGTCTGTGGCCGGAGGGCGGTGAGTTGCCCTTGAGCGAACACCGCCCGGCAGCGCCGGAATGGCTCGCTAGCCTGCCTGAATAAAAACGCCCCGCACTGACGGGGCGTTTTCTTATCCGCTGATCAGCAACTGATAGCCCCTTGTTGAAACCAAGGGGCTTTTTCGTCTTTGGAGAAACCCGAATGGCAACCCGCCAAACCTACACCGTACTCGTTCCATTCCCCACCGGCGGTGGGCACTGGTCGAGCATCGGCCAAGACCTTGATCTGCTCGACGTCGAGGCCAGTGCCTTGCACTTCGCCGGTCGACTGGAACTGAAAACCCCCTCCACCCAGGCCAAAAAGGCCGCTGCCAAGAAGGCTGACTGAATATGGCTGAGGTTCTGAACTTCGAGCACAACGGCATTACCGTCAATGCCACCGAATCCCCCGAGGCCATGGGTGGCCTGGGTGACAACGTCATCGGTCTGGTCGGCACTGCGCCGAAAGCCGATCCGCTGATTCCGCGTAACGCGCCGTTCCGCATCAACAGCTTCACCACCCACGCGCTGCTCGATCCGACCGGTTCGGAAGAGGGCACCCTGTATCACGCGGTTTACCAGATCCTCAAAGTGGTC